AATTCCGGCCCAGCCAAATCGCAATTAATTACAAAAGGCTGAGTCGCTGCATCTGACTGACATGACTTACATTGTAACTCTTAAGCAGAAGAATTAGCAGAAGCATTAATTAGCCGAACAGTGGCATGCGTTGGAAGCATGAAACTGACAGTGAAATTGATCCCTCCGGAGTCAACTAAGGTACACTGTCCACCACCTTGATTGAACAAGGTTACCAATGAGGATCTACACATTTGTACCTCATTAGGGGTCATCACATGGCGGAGATCAGATGGTCCCGCCATAGGGAAGTGCAGCTTGGGCTGCTTCTTCTTTTTCTGCCCCTTTCCTTTATTCTGTCCGGCATTGCGAAGCAATGCATTAATCAACTGATTAAGTTGCTGGTTTGCCCCTTTATTCTGGCCGCTTTTCTTCTTATTTTGAGACATACTTCAAAAGGTTAACCGCTCCTTTTGATACGGCCTTCTTGCCCCCAAGCACGAGTCTTTGAAAGTCCGGGACCAACTGCCCGTTCACAAGGGTACTACCTGGCTTCCTAACCACAAAGGCGGTTGTTGACGATGTGGTTAGGCTCTGACGTCCGTCAGAGGTGTCCACGTGGCTGGGTGGGGCTAGGATGTAACTTCTACCTAGGAAGCACAACCGGCATCTGAGTACCATCCAGTTTACTATCTTGACAAGAGTGTAAATGCCCCACACGAGGGCAATAACAGCTCCGAGAGACAGCGCAACTGTGTTGGTAACAGAATGATGGTACATCAAATACACAAAACTAACACAACAATTTATAAAAATAAAAATATTTACAATACCAGCCAAAGTGCCACGAAAAACCTTAAGGCTGTAGATGGCAATTGGGGTATAAGTCAAACTAAAGGCAATCAGTATCTGATACCAGGAAGTTTGATCACAAAATTCTAGGCCTCCCATTTTTCGGCAGGGACGGTTTTAGCCCGCACGGCTTTCACACCATCGAGCACAACGGTCTTAACCTCAATTGGGTGGCCTTGTAGCATGACTCGGCCATGCTGCTCCACCAGAACCGGACTGCGGTTCCGGTAGACTTTTCCTTTGGTATCAAGGACAAAATTTGTAAATCTGGTGCACTTATATCTCCAGCTCATACAATTCCTAACTGCTCTACAGCAGAAGAAAATGAAGGCGAGAAGGGCACAACTTGCATATATTGAGCTAATGACATACTGTTTATGCCAATAGCCTCCTCCAGCTACAATGCCCAATGAAAGAAAATCTAACAAGTGGGCGGTGGTAAGAAAATTCAAGGAAATTAAGTGAGTCAAAGCTGGAAAAATTACAAATGTCTCTACCGCGTAACCGAAATGTTGTTGAAACCCGGTCACATTCAGCTCACACAAGGTTAAGTTGTAGATCAAATTCTTGGTTGAGCTGTTGCCTGCGGCGCAGGCATTTTCGGTAGAGAGAAAATACAAAATAAAACAAAATGGCAATAACCGTGATGGTATCCAACCACTGCCCAATTTCTTCAAACATTTCATATTGCCAATAATATGGCCAAAACCAAGGTTATAACCGTTCCCCATTTCACTACACTAGGGGAAAGAAAGTGGGCCGGTCGAAGCTTCAAAGCTTCATGCCAGGTTTTATTTTGAATATGACTCACATACTCAGTAAAATTTATACAAACGGCCAAATGGCCAGACACATTAAAAAATTGTGGATGAAATCCAGTTTCCTTTAGCTCAACCGCGTGTATTAAGCACGCAGCCAAGGTCACTAAGTTGGCAACATGTTCATGTCCAGCACCGGTGTAGTTGAAATTAATTCCAACCCCTTCACCTTGGCCGATCCATGTGTAACATGGGTCACCTCCTTTTTTATGTGTAATATGACACCCTTGGGTATGCATCAGCAGACCATTCCCTAATGGGATGTTGCTATGATTAAAAACACTCACAGCCTTCGTGTAGCACGGCCGGCAGTGGAGCGCCTGAGAAAGTAGGAGACATTCAAGACCAACCAGGATGAAAAGAGTGGTCGAATGTACTCTAACACATACCATTTTTCCACGTCACCATCAAAGATGGCCAAGGACGTGGTTACATTCTGATTGTGCTCCACTGGGGTGCTGTTATAACACAAAGAATTGTGACTAAAGAAGACTGCTGATACATTGCCAAACATCGATGGGACTTGATGTATGGCGAACACCAGGGCATTGATGGCGATTGTGCCATATATTGAGGACAACAACTGGACATCATCGGGGAAGTCAAAATCCAAGTACTGTGAGGATGACTCCTCACAAGTATCATCAGTCACACAAAAAGGGTGGGAGTAATAAGAATTCTCAACCACGCCACACATCTTACATAAGGTGAAATTTAGGGCCAACTCTAGGTGCGTCTTACCCGTCTCATGGATAGGAAACCAAAGACAGACCTGGGTAGACGCAGTAACATTACAATCCACAAAGCAAATGCCGCTGCAACAGATGAAAAGACAGAAGATTGCATTGACACCAGCCATAGGTGCTCAGCTACTGTGAGGGATGTGTTTGATGGTCCAAAGCTGATGGCTATGGTTTCATTGCTAAACTTGATGGTTACATTATACACTGCAGAAGCGGCCTGAATGGCGGGAAGCCGAGACATTAGATATGTGCACGCCTCCCTTTCCAAGCCTGCTATCTGTTGGAGATGTGACACAACTTGAGTTCGTCCGATGTTCTCCAATGCCTTCTGGGTGAACACCCTACCCCAGGTCTCGCGACCTTGGTGAGACATATGAGACATTAGACGACTGTGTATTACATCATCAAGCATGGTAGCAATTTTCATGTGCCAAAGCATCCCAAAACCCTTGCCATAATGGATGGCATCTGGTTGACATAACTTGATGGCATCTCTAAAGTACCTTCTGTATGTCAGACTGGTCAGTCTTTCGACTCGCACGGAATACCGCGGCGAAAACCAGTCTGATACACCAAACCAGCAGCCAGCCGGCGATGGTAAGCCCAAAAAGAATGCCCAAGAAAACCAGAATATCAAGGATGGAAACAATGAGCTGAATAAATGCATCTTCAATAGCCTTGTTTATAAGAGTTGCAACATTACCCATTACTTGGGAAACATGTACCCACTGCCTTTACAGCCAACGGGTACTGCAGTATCTTTTACAAGGCGGGCAAAATTACTTGTGGTATAGGTGGATGGCCCACGTTTGTAAATGTATGCATTTAGCGTGCCGACATCAAGCCCCGGCACGCAATAGGCTCTTGCAAACAGCAGTTCATAGTCAGGTGGAGCTTCACTTGTAGGCGTCATTGACAGGACGACTTCAGTCAGAAACTGATGAGCACTCACTGAGTACTTGCAAGGTAATTTGGACACCTTAGCATTGGTGACAAATTCATCCAAATCAAAGAAGACGCCCTCCCCTTCAGGAACTTTTAAGAAGCGAGACATGGCTTCCATGGGGCGTATGCCCTCGTGAAAATACGCAGTAGCATCTTTCCACACCATAAGCTTGACGGGCTGAAAATCAACCAGTAGCTTGTAATCCATGCTCTTTGAAGGGGGGTGAAGGTAAGAATCCAATTCTGGTAGGTAGACATCAGTCACAGTACACAGCCCTTTTGCGGCCTTTCCTGGACAACTGACGCCAACCTTTACAACTGAGCCAGGAACAAGAACTGGGGGTAGGAACCTAGAGGTTACATGATGACATCCACCAACATTGCTTCCCTTGACTTCGCCAATGAAGGGCTGAGGGCATTTCTTTGCAAATTCAATTTCATTCTCATCCAAATATTCGCGCACATTGAGCCGAATCCTCCCAGTTGACATGATGGAATCAGGCAGGGGTACACTCTCCCCTTTTAAATATTTGGTCAAATAATAAGATACCACCCCAGGGACTCCCAAGAATATACTCGGGCCTACATAATACCCCGCGCAAAAGACAGCGCGTGAATTTTTATCCATTTTATTCATGCCGCACACCAGCCTGTCGGGCCACTCAGTTCTATTCTGGGCCGTTACGACGGGCCAATGTTTACACAATTCTGGGGGTATTTTTGCAAACTGAATCAAATCAGGGGAATAATAGAAACCCAAATTATGACCAACTTGGGGCAAGGGAGAAGCAGTGCCCTCCAGCCCCATCAGCTGCTGCAATTTTAAATCAGTTGTCCTGGAGTGTCCTGCCAGCTGTTTCACAACACCACCAACAATCATTTTTGGTTGATCCCCACACCAAAAGGCCCACGCATCAGCTGGCTCATGTTCAAAAACTTGTAAATATTGCTGCAACTGATCATATGGGTCATAGATGAAAACATAATGCCTGGCTCGGGTCAATGCAACAAGAGCTCTTGCAGAATTCAAGGATTTAGGCGTGGGTAGATACACTGTGACCACATCATAGGTGCAGCCTTGGCTGGAATCAATGGTGATGGCTCCATCAACGCGATCGCGATGATAAGGCGTCAGGACCTGTCCATACGGTTGGTACTGTTTCAAAAACTTGACCCCAGTGTCGGGGCCGCGAGGCACCAACTCTTCTTTATAAAATTTCTTTATGGAATTAACCACAGCAGGTCCGAAACGGAAAACCTCAATCAGCTGTCTCCCGGGCATCAAGGAAAATGCAAAGCAAGGCCCGTTGAAGCCCACAGGGGGGAGCTGATTCAAATCACCAACGCAGACCAATGGGGTTTTTGACAGAACTTTGAGCACATCCAATGGGTTGCAGTAAGCTGCTTCATCCAGATAACTCACCCGTCCGGGAACAAACCCAGCGCCAATCAACCGAACGGTCGGTCCGGTCCGGCCAGGGACGGGGAATTCCAGCGGGGTGTCTTTTGGTGGATCAAATCTGCACACTTTTAAGGCTTTGACCACATCAAGCATGGTTCTGTGGGTCGGGGTATAGATTACATCATCATCCCGGACCACACTCAACAAGTAAGTTGTTTTCCCAGTCCCCGGGGCGCCAGTTACAAACTGCGACCTGAGGATGTTGCTGTTTACAGACACCATCGAGATGTCAGCACATGTTTGGGCAACCTTCATTACTTGATAATCACCATCCGGGAGATCAACCACATTTCCAAGGATGTCTCGTCTCACGGACACAACCCCACCTCGTGCCTGGTATGCCCCAGGCGGTAAGCTGCTCACCTTGTCGTTCACCGACAGCAACTCAACTTTCGGGGGATGGTACGGGACGCACATCAATAGTATGTCAAGTTCTGTGTTTAAATTCATGGCTGAGGATGAGCACTGTTCACAGACGCCTGATCCTACAGCATGCCCACATGGGAGTACAACAGGGCAATGTGGATGTCCATGCCCATGGTAGTCACACAAGTTTAAGCCACAACTGCTGACAAGGGTGGCTGGGGCCCCGCAATGTGCGCAGGTTCTACATTTTTTCTTTTCTTCCGCCGAAAGGCGGTTCCACATGTCAAGGAAAAAGCTAGGTCCGGGAAATCTGAACCAGGGGGATCCGGCGCACTCAGCAATACCACAGACAAGGTCAAAGTACCAACTCTCATCGTGATCACAACACGCGCAGGCGTCCATCAAGATAGCCGCCGCACTAGCGAAATATTCGCCGACGCAGCTGGCCTTCATTTGATACGCTAGCGCCGCGACGATACGATCCCGTTGCGGCACCAAGACCCTACCGCCAGATATGCGGCACCCAGGAAGTTTGGGTTCTGAGGTGATGACAGTTTTGGACCTGTCTGTTTTAAACCCCAACATTAAATCCAGGTGGTCAACAAAGAAATGGTAGTTCGGCAACTCATCACTCTCGTTGTAGAAAACCACGTCGTCGGAATACACCAACAACGGTTGTAACTCAAAGAGTTGCTCCATTTCTAGGGAGTCTTGCAAAAACAAGCCTCCAATTTTGTGACCACACCTGAATGCTGATAACACCATGTGTTGGGCATATATTATTAAACTATAAACTGTGTTGCTGATGCTGGTAACAGGATCTCCTGATGACAAACCTCCCCGCTTATCAAAGCAGCCACTCATGGTGCTGACCACGTCATGGCAACAATTCAAAACGTAGGAAGGAATCCATTCTTCAGCACCAGCCAATTCAAATAGCAGATTTGTTGTAAACCACCTGATAATCGCCGGGGTTGACCGGTCACATGAGGCTAGGTCAGCCTCCAGACAACGGCCGCCAATCCTGACCGGCAATGGGGTGAATTTATTCTTTCCTAAACAGATGGGGGTTCCAATGCCCTTTCGCATAAAGCCCTGGGTCACACCGCTGAGAGCGGACCTTAGGCCTAGTGCAACAAAGTTATTGGTCCCCAGTATTGTCCTGGTCTTGCTCTTTGAACAGTACTGCTTTTTCAAGGTGCAGGGGGTCACGGTTTGCCAGTGCTCCTCACAGGCTCGTTTGCACAGGGCATCAATGTCGGGATGCGATTGCAACCACGTGAGTGGGAATCTGCCACCGTTGATGCCTGCCATCGAGTTCTTAGCGGGGTATGTCGACGGCATGAACAGGCGACGTCTGACGCCAATCAGCCGACTCAGGTACCTCCGCACCATGTAGAGCACACCAGGCAACACGAACCCCTGCCTGGACAAGTCAAATTTTTGTAAGTCCTTTTCGGCTGCGCTAGCGCAACCATGTTTTGTTAGCATTCTTGGAGTATCGGGGCGACTGTCCAAGTACTCTAAAACACTAGGCGGCAATGTCGGAACATACAACTCAAAACCGTGGGGTAGAGTCGTAGCCACCAAAGTTTCAGAATCACTAACAGGAACCCCTTTGTTGTAACAAGCCGCCGCATGCAGCGGCTCTTTTGTCTTTTCAGGTATTAAGTATGTTATGTCTCCAAAGCGGGTATTGAACAATACACCGCGATGTCGATAAGGATCACCTCTTACAGGATGTAATTTGTAAGGAAGATCCAAGGCTGGGGCATCACCCCTGCGCATGGAGCATGCTGTGATAATCTGTTCTGACAACTCAAGTTCTAAGTCAACCGGCGGGGATTCAAAGTCCCACACAAACCGGTGGATCCCGGTGTTGCCGGGGCCGTGGGTACGGGGGAAGAACTCCGCATCCTCACCAGTCAAGATGACGTCTACCAGGGAGGGTTCATGCTTTCGCATGACAACCACACCATCAGTCAGTTTGGCCACAAGCAAATGCCCGGGTTTTCCCATCGTACGACGGTACTCATCAAAGGACATGACCTTCAAGTTGACATCACCAATGGAGAAAGTCCGGCTGTGATACTTCACAATTTTGACCGCGTCCTTGGACACAGTGACACCACCTCTAGAGCAGCGTTCAAGGCCAGAGGTGGTCAACAGTTTAAAGCAGATGACTGCTGCAAACCATTGAGGCTTTCAATGATGCGAGCCAGCTTTTCCTTCTCCTTAGGAGTCAGCAAGGAGTCATGACCCATGTGTCTCAGGGCCTGGTCCACTGTGAGCCTTTCTGCTTCCAGATCAGAATCTCCGATGGTAATGGTCCACTCCAGAGGCTCATGGTCGGGGACATCAAACTCTTCACCATCCAGGTTGTAGGTGGTCACTGCAAACTCAATATGCTTATTTTTTCCAACAGGGTATTTCTCCACTGAGGTCTTTACCTTGCTGCCATGTTTTCTGATGAATTCTTGAAACCGGCCAATTGCTGACGTGCCAAGGGTGCGGAGTCTCGAGTTTTCAGACACCAGAAAGCCTTCATATGTCACATCACCAGTAGCCTTATGCCAGACCTTGTTGTAACTTACTCCGTCAATTTCGACCGTGCCGACCACTTCAGTGCCCAGTCCGGTGCGCTTTTGGCGGCGACGTTGTTTCTTTGAGGTCTTGACGAGTCCACTGGGATCTTCACAGGCGTTCTCAAGGTCTCCGCAGATGGTACCAACAGAGAACTGAGTGCCGGCCATTACTCGTGTCTCAATTACTCGGATCACATGTTTGACATCGTTGATGGTGATCTCTACGAGGTCGCCAACAATCTTTTTTCCGAGTACCACCACAACATCACCTGGTTCAACTTTGGTGACAACACCTCCAGCAAAGCTCTCTAGCTTGGCCAGGATGCTTTTTGAGGCCTTAATTTTGTCTGTGGCAGCCAGCTGAGCTCTAAGAGCACGAGCATAGGCGGACTCAATAAATTCCTTAGCTCCATTCCTCATGTTTGAAGCGCTGACGAAGCACTTGAACTCTGAATGCCGTTGTAGGAATTCCAAGTCATCATCAGACAAGGTGATCGCCAGGGCGGCGGTCAACCCCTCAGGTGTCATGTTGCAGGAATCAGAAACTCCGTCACGCAAATTCCCTTCAGCAAAGTACTTCAGGAAAAATGCGGCATCAAAGCTGCCATTCCCCACTAACACATCAGCAAGCATGGGGCGCTTAAACAAGCTTAGGAGCAAAGCCAAAACATGGATGGCAAGCAAGGTAACAAATATTTCTTTTGAGGCGACTTCCGTCGTGCTCGGGTAAAAATAACCTGGTACAGGACCTAGTGTCTCCAAATGAGACGGCATCAGACAACAATGAAACAACTGCCCCAACAAAAAAGAACCGAATGACACAGCAGACCGATTCAAAGCTGCTATTACTAGGCGCAACAGCAACACTTGCACCGAAAAGCCTGTGAAGACTGAAAACAAAGATAGGGCAAAAGAAAACATTAATCTGGCCAACACCACAGGCAAGATCTCATTCAGGAAGAAAAATGCAACTGCAATTACTGGGACAAAGGGAACATGAATGAGGCGCCACAGAAAGAAGAAGACACACAACAACTGAACCGAGGACAATGCGCCTTCAGGTGTAGGCAAAGATTCTACTACAGCTACCAGGTCACTAGCCACCGCCTCCACGTCGACGATCAGATGCTTGGGCAATCGGACAGTTGAAACAGGCACGCCAGAGCCGCCATAGTGCTGGCACATTTCACTCAATTTCACATTACTCATGCCCAGGGTTTTTCCATTGTGGGTTGTGATCATTCCTGAGCCGCGTTTGTTTGAACCAGTGTGGACACCGATAAGGTTGCCATCCTCATCAACTACTGGGGAACCAGAGTCGCCACACTTAGTAAAGCAAAACGCAGTGTTTGGACCCAACAAAACCAGGCTCCACTCCACTTGCGGTGAGCAATAAGCTCGCCCTCTCCTATCTGACAGCTCGACCTTGGGCGCGTCACCTTTCCACTCAGCCACTCGGGCGAATGCGTAATCACCAACGCTCTTGAAGGTCAAGCACTGAGAGAAGCCGACACAGGAAACCCTAGCCTTACCATCTGACAGCAGGTGCGTAGCAGTCACTACCACAGGGTTGCCATGAATAGTGAAAACCCCACCAGACCCGGATGCAGACCCGAAGACACTAACCACATTCTTAGCACAGCCTCTAGTCCTAAGGCTCCCTTCAAGGACACTGCCAAAGTTTGTGGGGACAAACATGCAGCACCGGCCAGTCAACGCCGATCGGCGGACTGCGGCCAAGTAGGTCCCTTCTGGAGCCGAAGCCAAAGAGCTCGCGCCGCGGGGTGTGGAGGTCACCAGGTGCACATCATACGGTGTAACCAGGCCGGTAGAGGATGTGGCACGCGCCAGAAACCAAGATGAAATCAGGATCACCGCAACTGCAACACCAGCCCAAAAATTCACTGCCAGCAAGAAAAATTGCACCCAAACCAGAGTGACGGGGTGCAGGTGCACCTTACACAAGGCAAATGGGAATGCAAATGCAATTACAGAAAGAGGGGGGAAGACGTACATAAGAAGGCAAAGGAACACACATATGACGTCAACCAACAAGGAAACCTTTGCAATAAAGATGGCCACTGTTGCAATCACGGCAATCATAAGAGCCCAATCAATCAGGCTGTATGACAATACCATGGGGGATGTAAGCCCATCCTCAGAGATGCAGAGGTGGGAGTTACACATAACTCCCTGGCCAACCACAGGATAAGAGAATGGATTCTTGCACCAGGGGTCGTTGGTTCCTCGTCCACAACTCACAGGACTAGACAGCCAAGCAGATATGAGAAAATTAAGCATTACATACAATCCCAGGCAAACAAAATCTGCAACATGCCCTCCGCTCACAAATCTCAACCCATTAACTTCAGCAAAATCACCGGTGCCCACAATCAGGTGCGACACGCCATAACCACCCCGCATGGCAGCGGAGTAGGTAACAGGGTCAACCACGATGTAGCACTCAGGATCAATTGAGACGTTTGGGAAGAATGGGGCCTTGTATGGGACTTTTGAAACCTTCTTAACTTCGGGGACCCCGACATCCTGAATTGATCCACCGCACTGAAGCACCTTTAAGCACTTCACCGCTTGCTGTGGGTCAGTAGGTGGGGGGACCACTGTCTTGTTGGAAATTTTTTTTTCTTCTAGGTTACTGTAGCTTACTGGCTTGTCAGTAACCTGGTGAGGGCTCACCTTACCCTGCCAACAGCCTTTGATGCCGGTAGCCACAAGGATGGGATCAACGCGGGGTGCACTATACATGTCACAAACTGCCTCTAGTGTTGGTCGAGCCACCTTTGTCAGGGGGAAAACTCTTAAATGTACCTCATGGGGTGCCACTCTCACACACTTGCAGAAACACTTTTTGCACCTTCCACGCAGAGCCACGGCAAGAAACACGAGTCCCAAGTCCAAAACCACCATAAGGCGAAGGAAGTAAAACCAATAATGCCGTGGGCCGCCCACCACGCGAGCAACAAATCCTGCCACGGTGCCCACCAGACCAACACCAATATGGTTAACAGGTCGGTGAACACCATTACCGGAATACCGCTCAAGAGCTGCCGCACACTCAGCCGAAGCACTGGAACAGACAGACCCAGGTTCAGGTAGGACCTCCTGGAACACCACCACTGCAACACAAAGCCAAACAGAAAAAACAGATAGGCGAACTCTCCAAGGAGACCCAAAAACACAACCGGCAAGGGGGATGAATCCAATGGCTGGGAAGTGAAAGCATAGCAACACACAACATAAGCAAAACAATGTGTAAACATAATCAGCCCAATTAAGCTTTTGGCGAGATCCGAGCACGACAGACCACATGGCGAGGAGATGGGAGGACAAGAGAAAAACCTGGTGGTTCAACCAAGCCATAAACTTTTGACCCAAACCGCCACCGGAATCTTTTATAGGTGGTACCCTCTCCTTGATCTCACAAGCAGTGGATGAACTCAACCTCGGCGCCCCGTCTTGTGAAAGCTGGTCGCCAAGGCTAACTCCTAGATCCCGCTTGGACGGTGTGGGCTCGGCTCCGCTCTTTAGCGGAACTTCCACAAATTCTCTCTCGCCACAGCTGTCGGCGGTCTTCTGCTGGTCGCTCAACCAGGCGCCAAACCCAATGCTCCTGGGTAAGGAGCGCTGGGAGCTCACCAGCTTTTTGAGGGTGTCCTCTCCAATTCCAAGGATAAGTTTTGCTTTTTCACTCAGCAGCAACTCGTGCATGTTCTTGGCCTGATGTTCAGCATGGGCCAGAACCAATTCAGGTGTTGACTCACGGATCACGTGGAACTGCTCCACAATGTGAGCCGTGATTCTAGCACGAGTGCCCAGGGCCCCACCAGGGGGAGTTATGCTTTTCAAAAATGCCCGCACATCCTCAACGATGGTCAAGCATTTAACCCCAGATTCAGTTGGATTCCAGATGATATCCTTTAGTATGAACCCCTGCTCTGCCTTTTTAAGGGCCTGACGTTTTGGTCGCGGCGGGGGACGGGCTTGGGCCTTATCGGGTACGATAGTAGCCGACTCACAGGCCCCGGCTTCCTCATCACCACTCACAACTTCAATCGCGCCAGGGACCTCCCGGGTTGGGGTTTCAGGCGGGGTAGGTGTTGGGGAGCTGGTCTTCTTTTTCTTATTGCGCTTGCGCTTAGGCTTTGCACTCTTCAAAGCACGTGAAGCAGCTTCCAGGATTTTCCTAGATTCATGCTTAGACGTTGAAGTCTCCATGGGCTCCACGAGCTCAGAGAACAAGCCTGTAGCAAGCTCTTGTTCAGATTTGGTAGCAGAGTTCTTATCAAACCCAAGGACTGTGTAGCAGTCGTTGTTCACCGCCACGACAGCCTCCTTGTCAGATTCTGTGCCATCCAGGAGCAGACCTGCAGCACTGAAGTCAATGCTGCTAGCTGGACTCACTGAGGCAGGCGAGCCAGGCTTGGACGTCGCATGGAGTCTGAGTCCACGCTGCAACTTGTCCAGCACCTCTCGCCGGGTCAGGCAATTTTCAGTCATGAGTTCTGCCAAAAGTACCCAGTCATCCTTGGGGATCCCCATAGCACTTCTGTACGCCTCACCAGCTCTAGCAGTTTCGACAGCGAGGCTATCGTTCACTAGCACTGAGTTGGTAAAGTTCCAGCAGTCACAATAAGGCTCAACACCAAGGCTGAAGGCCAAGGCACTGATGGGACTTTTTGCTGCAAGTTCCAAATTTATTTCACGTGGGTAGGTCGGTACGAATTTGCATTCACCGCCACACACACCACGTACACATTCAGGAGAGAGCCCACCGAGGGCTCGATCTCCTTTCCTTTTTGTCACAGTCCAGTGTTGATTTACACAATCCAATTTGTAGGTAGCAGACGGACAGTGGCCAAGGGTGGCGGGGAGTCTGGCCGTCATGACCAATTGATACATATCTTGGTCAGACAGCCACTCACTGCTGTCCCTGCTGCAGTTAGTCAGCTTGGTACAAAGAGCATCACCAAAGATGTCATTGATGATAGCAGAAATACAATGCAGTCCACAGGCACCGTCCCCTGGGGGAGAGTAGCCGTAATACTTCCTTGTTTGGAACCTAAACTTTGGATAGGGGGTGGCCACACAGTTTGAAACGATGGAGAACTCACCAACACGCACAAAAAAATTCTCTACAGGCTCGCCCGCTCGGGAAATGTGCCTGATGTAAGACTCCGGGACACCCAGGGCCCACACAACATAATCATTTTGTTCAGGTTTAACCACAGCTCTCAACCCGCGGTATTGCAGGCGGCGCGCCAAATAGGGGCCAGCCACTCCTGCGGGGGTTCGGTAGCCCATGCGGTCAGCTAGGTCAGCCTCCTCACAGGCCACCTTCCAACTGCTGTGGTCCTCAAACACTTTTTCCCAACACTTTGAGAATTTGGTGTCATTTTTCTTGCATGGGAAGAGGACGTAACCTGCACCGTCACCACCAGTAAAAGAATAATCAAACGGGTAGTTCGAAAACTCAATTTTAACAAGGTGGTCGGCAGGGAGTGATGCGATGATCTTCTCGCACAACCTCCGTGCCTCTCCCCATGGTTCGGGAACAGAATCATTTGAACCTGTTGTCCACAAATATCCCTGTTCGGAGACAAAAATTGTGTTGCCTTTGTAGCGCCACACCTCCGCACGAGCATCCGAGAACGGACACAAACCTTTGCGGAGGGGCTGCTGAGGCAACGGGAGGTTGCTCAACACGTGGGTGCAACCAGGGAATGGTTCATCACTCACATGCACTGCATTTGCATACAGTGCAATACCTGGGACCGGGCCAGTGATAGGATACCACCGGCAACCGCGTGAGTATACCTCAAATTCTTCCTCAAGATGTTTACTCGTCAGTTTCCCGTCCCGGTACACAACTGAGGCGACAAAGTTGAGTCGAGCCTGAAAGTTGTGATTCCCGGACGTCATGCGGGCAATTGGGTAAATGCCCGACAACCAGCATAGTCCACCCGGTCGACATTCCTTGGTGGGGTATGTAATAGGCGCCTCCCACGTGAGTGGTGTGGCAGGCCTATAAAACAACCCCAAGGCGCCCAACCGAGGGTTCTGCTGGGAAAGGGGGAGAAGGGGCCGTGCAGCTAGGCACCGTGTGCAATAGACTTGCCCATGCTCCCAAAACACTCTAGCATTGGGGGTACACAAGCACCGGTCGAATCCCGACTGCATGGTTATAGGTGGATGGCGGATAGGATGCACACCCGGAAATGTTAGAGAGGGAGGTATAGTAGGAGTTCGGCTACTATCCTCAAGTTGCGGGCCACTGTCCCAGTGGCTCCTTGAAATAGACGGTTACCGCACGGGTTCACACAATCTTTTCGGAAT